TGTCCATTCTTATCATATTTTGTAATCTGCATTGGTTGAGCAGAATCAATATTAAAATTCCAACCAGAGTTTTGATTAGCTATTTTCATATATTTAAATGCTAAATCATAAACCCATTGATCTTCTACCCAAGAAACTTTTGACTTCCTTATATGTTCTTCTACAGCATTTGTTTTATATATACCACCTTTTTCCCATTTGTTTTTTCCTAAATTAATAATTCTTTTACAAGTTATTTCATCAATTTCATTAATAAATTCCCAACAATAAAAATTATTGATTGCTGGTTTATTAAAATCTGTGTCAGTTAATGTAGATGTGGTCATAATATATTTTCTTTTACTAATTTAAGCATTTTATTTTTATATTTAGATTTGTCTAAAAGATCATAAAACCAAGACAAACCATTAACTTGATTTAATTTATTATTTTTAGTAGATGAAATATGTTCTATTATAAGATTTATTTCTGGAGTAATATGAAACTTTTTTAGTTTAATTTTTTCTTCAGTTTTAAAGTTTACATAAGCGTATGTATCACCTTCACTATATTTAATTTTACTTGGGTCATTTTTAATAATAAAACTAAGCTCTAAAGGTCTAAACCATTTACCAATGTCAAATGAGCCTGGAATAACAGTTGTTTTATTTACAAAATCATTATTATCTAAATAAGCTCCAGTCAAATCTATTTCCAAACTTGTTTCACTAATAAAAATGTATCCCATTCGCCCAAGAGATAAAATTTTATTTTTAGGGTCTCTTAATAATATAGTGTCATTAAAAAAACTTTGGTCATAAAATTCTGTTTTTACATTCCCTTTGTTAATTTCAAATCCATAAGTATATCCAAATTTTAGGGCATATACATTTTTTTGTTGTTTATTAAATGATGGGCATTTCATAAAATTAGAACTACGATTGTTCTCATCAAAAGTACCTTTTAAAATGTTTGATGCAAGAGTAGGCTCTGGAACACGCAGATGAGACATACCCTCACCAGTAAAAACTGGTTTCATAATAATTGGTGACCAATAAACATTCATATTAAATAGTTTCTTTATAGTAGTTGAAGTTAATGTTACTTCTTATTTGTTTATCTGTGCAACTTGAACTTGTATGCTTTAAATTCGTGGAGAAAGTTACAAACCTATTTTCAAGGCTTTCTACCACAGTTCCATCTTCAAATTTTGTATATCCATTATTTGTATTTAAATAAAACAAAGATGTCTTTGAATTTTCTAAATTGTGGTCAAAGTCTACATGATAACCATGTTCTACTATTTTTTCTGTCTTTGAGTATAAATTACATTTAATTCTAAGTAATGCTGTAGGTTCAATTTTATTAAGAATTGGTTGTAATAAATCAAAAAAATTAGAATTAGGCTTTCCATAAGAATAAAATACATGAGTATAAGCCACAGTATTATTTTTTAATTCCCATATAGGATTATTTGATACATCATTATTTTCAACAATGCCTGTATTTATATAAAAAGGAAAATCGTTACTTAAAACACCCCCTCTCAAAATATTAAATTCATCTTCTGTTAAAAAATTATCTGTAATATTAATCATTGTGATTAAACCATAAGCTTCCAACCTTTTGTATTATCAGCTTGATATGTTTCTTCATCCCATTCGTAACCAACTTCTTCATAATCACTTGGATATGCAATAGGAGGATTCCAAAGCCATGAGTTTGTTCCTAAAATCCAACTTGCATAAGGTTGGGTTGCGTAAAATACATCATTGTCTGCATCATAAGTACAACCTATTCCTGCATAATTAGCTCTTAAAGCCACTCCATCATCAGGTTGTCCATCTTGACCATAATGTTGATTACCTTTTGTGTTATATGAAGTCTGTACCCATGTACCTCCATATGTGTCCACAACATCTTGTTCAGCAACGATTACATTTACTACTATTCCATTTACTATTTTTGCAAAATGACTCATGCTGTGTATGTTCCCGAAGCATTATAAAGAAGAATAGTATCAGACCCACTTGTACTAACAGTAGGAGAGCCTGTTGTTGTAGAAGAATAATTTTCTGTTAACATACGAAGAATTACAACACCAGAACCTCCAGCAGCTCCAGTTCCACCTCCACCATAGCCTGGTAGACAAGCACCACCACCACCACCACCAGAATTAGTGTCTCCTGCCTCTGGAGGAGTATTACCTGGGCCACCATCGCCTCCATTACCACTTGCACCTCTCCCACCACCACCATCTGGGCTAAGAGGTACGTTTCCAGCAGTAGCTGTTTGGTAATGACTAGAACCACCTCCACCACCACCTCTAGCAACAGTAGAACCTGTAATTGCAGAGTTTACTCCAGCTCCACCAGCACCACCTACTGCATATGTTGATAAAGGTGCAGAAGGGCCAGATGCTTGACCACCTACTCCACCAGCTCCTCCACCACCAGAAGCTCCTGTACGACCAGAAGCAATACCATTTCCACCAGCATAACCTTGATTTGCTGTACCAGCTCCACCAGTTGCAGTTCCACCAGCACCACCCCCAGAACCACCAGCTCTAGCATCATTAGGACTTCCATAACCTCCACCACCACCACCAATAGATGTTATGCTACCAAATACTGAATTTGCTCCATCATTTCCAACTAGGGCTGATAGTGCAGCTCCACCTGCCCCAATTGTAATTGTGTATTCAACGCCTGCAACTACTTCAAGTGCTGCTTCAGAACTTCCTCCTCCTCCAGAGGTTTCATCATTGTATGAGTTTCTATAACCACCAGCACCTCCACCACCTACATAATAAAAACCAGCTCCTCCACCACCACCAGCGACAACTAAAAAATCAACATTATATTTTACTGCTGGTGTGCTTGCACCAAATCCTAAAACATTATATCCAAACATTGTCATAAGTTTAACTCCTACGCATCATTCGCTGCATCTGTTGTGAAGAATATTTTAATTCCAAGAAGTCTAACAACTCCAGTTTGACCTGAAGCAGAAGTATCATTGTTTATTTGAAAGAAACAAACATCATCTGTTGATGGGCTTCCTGCTATTGTAACTGCTCCACTTTCTGCACTAACCATTAAATCATTTCTATCTGAAGCCATTGCTAATGCAGTAGTAGCAACTAGAGTGCCAAAGGCTGTATTAATAGTGGCATCATTAGTTACTGCAATTCCACCTAACTGCCAAACAACTGTACCAGTATCAGTTCCAGCAGTTACAGTCCAAAAAGGTTGATATGTTATTGTTCCTTCATTCCATGATTTAGGAAATGCTATACTAAATTGAGCAAAATCATCTGCATCTGCTGCAAAATCTAATACTTTTAAATCTGGTCTTAGTGCAGTAGTTTCAACTTGATCTAAATCAGAACAACCATTTGTTGTGCTTGGATACATTGCTGCTGCTGGAATCCATATAGATTCTTTTCCTGCTACTTTAATAGCAACATCTCCAGCAGTTGGTGTACTTGCAAAATTCATTACAGTAGTTCCAGTTGCTATTGAGGCTACAGTACCATCTGCATCATTCTTTATTACAACATCTGATGTAGAACCTTGACCTGTTAAAATAAGACCATCAACACTAGTATAACCTATTGCTGCAGTCATATCCGCTGCCGTATCGCCATCAGGTTGAAAAGTTGTCGCTGTTGCTACTCCAGTTATATCTACATTTGTAGTTCCTGTTGGTATACTTAACACAGTCGCATCAGCATCATTTACTAAAGTAACGTCATTTGTAGAGCCTTGACCAGTTAGAATAGCACCTAGAACACTTGTATAGCCAAGTGCTGCCTTATCATCTGCTGCAGTATCTCCCAGTGGTTGTACAGTCGCTGAAGTAATAATATCTCCTGCTGATGTAAATGTTCCTGCAACATTTAAATCTGTAAATACATCATATACTATAGCACCAGAACCACCACCATTTGTAGCTATACACTTAGTTTGACCATTTGGTATAGTTACATTTGCACCACTTCCTTGTGAAATTATTATGCTATATGGCCCAGAACTACCACTATCTGTTGTTGCATTTTCAATAAACCAAACTTTTGATAAGGTGTTAGGTGCGATAGTTATTGTACAAGTTGAATCTAATGCACCAGTGTATTTTACATACATAGACCTAAGTGGGTCTGTAGCACCATCTGCTACTGTGCTTGTAAAGGTATCAGCATTTGTTGTTATAGCTTCTGTGCCATAACTAAATGCCTCACCTATTAACTCAAGATTTGTATTTGTTGTTCCACCCCAAGCACCACTCTGATCTCCAGTAGCCATTATTTCCAGTCTGAGGTCGTTTACATATGTACTTGCCATTTATTTAGCTCCTAGTCTAACCTTATAATTGCACTTGCACCTGCTGCTGGTAAAACTATTGTGAATGTGCCACCTGCAACTGAGAAGTCTCCTCCAAATGCTAATACTGCTATTGCTCTATCACCACTTGTGTCATTATATATTAAAGCACCATTTGCTGTAAACGTAGAAGTTGTCCAACTTGGGTCTGCAAAGTCTAAATAGGCTTTTGTTCCTGATGTGCCAACTACTTTACTAGTCAGAGTTACACCACCTGCTGTATATCCAGTTCCAGTTATTTCATTGGTTGTTGAATATGCAGTTGTTCCTTCTCCTAAACTAGCTGAACTTGTATATAATGCTATTTTAATTGTGTCTGCTAAAAAATCGTGAAGATCATCACTTAATATTTCTGACTTAAAAGATGTACACATTGCTTGTGATATTGACATTTATTTTCTCCTTATATTCCTGCGTTATATTCTGCTGTGTAATTTCTTCCCATCTCTTGTTGAAACAATGCAATAGCTTCGTCAAATTGAGCTTTGTACAATTGTAGCGTTTCTGGAGCTTTAAGGAAAGAAGAAGTTTCATAAAGTGCTGCAGCCAGTAAAACAGCTTCAGCGTTGTTTCCTACCCATGAAGTTGTATTACTTGCAGATAAACCTGTTTCTGGTGCAACATAGTCAACTTGGTAAGCTAGTGTAGAACTTGGTGTTGGTGCTATTGTAATTACAATTCCTGATGTAGTAGCTGATTTTGTACTATACATTTCAGGGATTGATGTTGTGCTTGAGTTAGGATAATAATCTCTTAAATAAGAATCAATCCTATGATTTAAATATATAATATTACTAGAAGCGTTAGTAATAGACACTTGTCTTATCATTCTAGCAGTTGGAACAGTATAATCAAATGTACCTACAACTAAATTACCAGTTGTTACACCTCTAAAACAAGGCAAGCTTGGTAATCTTTGAAAAATCATATTTTCTGCTTGGAGTATTATATCCCCAACAGAAGCAGTTAATTCTGTAGAATCATCTTCCATAAAATTAGATATATTTGAAACTAGACTTGCATAATTCATTTAATCACCCCATGTTCCTTGACCCCATGTACTTTGACCCCAACCAGCTATTGATAGACCTATAGTGCCAATTGCTCCAGTTCCTGCAACGCCTTCTTCTGTAATTGATGCTGTTGGAATTTCAATACCTATCGCACCAGTTCCACTAACTCCTACTTCTGTAATTGATGCTTTCATTACTGATGTTCCTATTGCACCAGTTCCTGCAACACCATCTACTGATACTGTTGTTGTTACAATAACAACGACAGTGCCAATTGCACCAGTTCCTACTACAACTCCACTATCTGCACCAAAATTAAAAACAAATGATCCTATATTACTAGTTGCTTTTACACCTACGCTTGGTCTTTCTCTTATGTCTTGAAATATATCATAGTTATATCCAACAAAAAATTTTATATTTTCTGGATCATTATCTGCTCTAGGTTGGAATAAAGCAGTAGCATCTACAACATTTTTAGCTGGTGTAAGTTGTGGGTGTTTCGGCTCCCATTCTTCTTTCTCAACACGCAAGCCATCCCAAGTTGTTTTAAGGTCAGAATATCTAACTTTAAAGCCACTTCTATCGCTTATTGCTACTGATTTTTTACCACTTGCGTATCTTGCCATTATAATAAATTCAATGCTGTTGGTTGTATTCTTAAACTAACTCCATCATTATCAGAGGATGCTGCGAAACTAAATGATCTTTCATACATCTCATTTAATAATTGAAACTTATCTGGTGCATATTTTATAGCTAATTTAGATGCTAATCCTGCACATATTGTGTCACTCCATCTATAAGGTATATCTGCATCTTGATTAGATGCATTTACATCTTCTTGTTGGTTTAACGCCCAATACACTATTGAATATGTCGATGTGTTTGGAACTTGCCATAAATAAATCACTGGGGTGTATTGTCGATCAATCATAAATTGACTTGGTTTACCTGATGATGTTTTATTTGGTAATTGGTTGTACTCTTGTAATGTTATTCTATTTATAATTGTGTCTGTTGATGAGCTACTATCTCTCACAACTGCATCCATTATATCAATAGTTCCTGCTGGTAAAGCATAACTAGAAGTTCCACTAACTAAAGTTAATGTGTTGCTAGTCACAGTCCAATAATTTATGCCTCTATTAGCAAATTCAGAAAATAATAAATTTATACTTCTTCTAGCAGATATAGCATGATCACCAGTTCTTGTTTGAGTATCAATGCCACATCTTTCAAAAGCTTCAGTTATTATTTCCTCAACATTAGGTCTAAATGCTACTGTTCCAGATGTTGCCATTAATTTACCTTATGCAAAAAATATGTTCGCTAATACAACTGTGGCAACTGTGTATGAAATAGCCAAGCCACTATCAAATAAAATACCTTCATCTGGTATCGTATTATCTATAGTTGTATTATCAGTTCCTAGTGTTTGTGCTTTAAAAATAATTGTGCCATCTTCTGGAGTGCCATTGTAAAAGTCAACTAAACCTGCTGTTCCTGCAGATACGATTGAGTATCCTTTCATTCTAGTACGATTACCACCAGCAACTGCACTTGCACATAACGATCCAGAGCCAACTGTAATGTTTGCTGCATATTGAGCAGAACATTCTACACCACTAACTGTTAAAAATAATTTAGCCCCAGCTACTGCTTCTGCTGAACCTGTTGAAACTATAACTTCTGTAACAGCATTACCAAAAACATCAGTACCAGTAATTGTACAAGTTTTTGCATTATCACTAGTACCAGTAGTTGTTACAGTCACATTTCTAGCACCACCACCCAAAAAGGTAGTTTCTGCCATTGTTGCTGAAGTGTTTGGTCTTGCTGCTACCACAAGCCTATCTGGGTCTGCTACATTTTCATCAGCGATAAACCCAACTTTTACATCACTTTGAATACTCATTTATTTCTCCTTAGTAAAGTGGGGGAAATTAATCCCCCATTAATTAAGATTATTGATCAGCAAATGTTGGTGCAGTAGCAGAAATTACATTGCCCCAGACATACCAATTAGTATCATCTTTAGCCAATATATTTAATTCCATTATACCAAAATCAATTAATGTTAATATAGAGTTTGAGTTTCCATCAGAGTAAACTGAAACATTGTCTGCATTAGTATCTAAGTGCTGAACGCCACCAATAAAGAAATTAGTGTCTGAACCTGTGTCAAAAATAACATTTTCAGTTTCTTCTGCAGCACCACCATAAATAAATGTGAAACTTGTTCCTGCTACTGGAGTAGGTAATGTGATTGTACGATTAGCAGCAATTGCAGGAATAACATTTACTCTCCCACCATTAGCTAAACGAGTTAATGTAACACTAGCATCTGTTAATGCTATAGGTGTAGCTTGAAATCCATTAGTAGAAATTACTGGACCAGTAAAGGTTGTATTAGCCATTTAAATCTCCTTGTCTTGGCAAATGTCAGTCACATTATGTAACTGTCAAGGTATTGTTAATTATTAGGAGAGGAGTTTATCCCCTCTCCTATGTTAGTTGTTAAGCACCTTCTGTACCGAAAACGCCACGCCAATCAGTAAATCCAAAAGAATATCTTTCTCTTACTTTATAACGTACATTTCCAGTCTCAAAGTCACCTTCCATGCCTTTTTTCATAGCACTTCTTTGAAACATTTTAAGTCCATC